ATGCGTCGCTTCCTGCTGCCAACCACGAATCCGCGAGTTCTTGAGACAGGCCTTGCGATGATCGAAACAACCGAGGGCAGTTTTACCAGTACAACAAACACGATCGACTACGTTTCTTATGACTAAACTGAATTTTAGCTTCATCCCACAGGCGGACTATCGCTACCCTTTGATGCTTCAATCAAAGGCTAACGACCTGTACACGTTCGGGGAGATGAACGACTACCCATATTATCTGCTCGACATCTACAAGAAAAGCGCCAAGCACAACGCGATTATCAACGGCAAGTGCAACTACATTGCCGGCAAAGGCTGGGCAGTGGATGCGGATAAGACCACCGTCGCGCAACAGGCGAAGGCGGAGGCGTTTATGGCAGATGTCAATGAAGATGACGACCTCAACGACTTGACGCAGAAGTTTGTTTTAGACCTCGAGCTGTTCAACGGCTTCGCACTGGCGGTCACATGGAACAGGGGCGGCGGCATTGCGTTTATTGAACACGTGCCATTTGAAAAAGTGCGCGTGTCGCTCGATGACACGATGTTTCTGATTGCCGATTGGTACGACGAGCGCATGATCCGCCAGTACCCGAAGGGCGCGGAAGTTGAGCGTATGCCCAAGTTTGATCCGAATAACCGCGTCGGCAAGCAGCTATTTTATTACAGGCACTACGCAGCAGGCGTCAAGCACTACCCGCTGCCAAACTACCAAGGCGCACTGGCGTACATCGAGTGCGATGTTGAGATTGCTAAGTTTCATATCAGCAACATTCGCAACCAGTTCTGGGGAGGGCAGATGATTAACTTCGCCGATGGCATCCCGACGGATGAGGAGAAGCAAGAGATTGAGCGGCAGATGCGCAATAAGTTCAGCGGCGCGAACAACGCAGGGCGCTTTGTGCTGACCTTTTCGACCGGCAAGGAAAACGCGCCGAGCATACAGTCGCTAACACCAAGCGACCTTGACAAGCAGTTTGACCTATTGAACAAACAGATCCAAGAGGAGATTTTCGTGGCGCACAACGTCACCTCGCCGATGCTGTTTGGCATCAGAACGGAGGGGCAGCTTGGCGGCAGAAAGGAACTGTCGGAGGCTTACGAGCTGTTCAAAAATACCTACATCATGAACCGCGTTCTGATCGTCGAGAGGATGATCAACTACTTAACGTCATTCAACGGCTACGAGTGCCTCTACCTGCAGCCTTTCGATCCAATCACCGAGCAGCTTTCGGAGCAGGCGCTGATGCAGATTTTGACGCAGGATGAACTACGCGAAAAGGCAGGCTATGAGCCACTTGCAGAGGCGAATGGCACGCCAACACCCGACGCAGGTGAAACGACCGTAGAAGCGAGCGCAGGCGTCAATGAGGCTATCAAGACGCTATCGGGCAGGCAGTACCAAAACCTGATGCGTATTGTTCGCCACTACTCCCAAGGCAAGGTCACACTCGAACAGGCGCGCACGATGCTGACGGCTGGCTTCGGCCTCAACCCGGAACAGGTCGACCAGCTACTGGGCGTGAAAGAGCAGGCGTTCACGGATGAAGCTGATGAGTTGGAGTTCTTGGCGCAAGTCGGTCAGCAGTTCGGTGAGGCGCGTGAAAGCTTTGAGGTGCTGCAAGAGCGCGAATTGGACTTCAACGAATACGGCGAGGCGGAGTTCTTCATGCAGTTTGCCGTTTCCGATGAAGATAAGGCGCTGGACGACAAAATCGTAAAATATAGGCGCAAGCGCGAGGATGCCACCGTTGAAGAAATGGCCAAGGAGTTCGGGGTGAGCAAGGCGCGCATCCGAAAGCGCATCCAATACCTGTTGCAGGTCAACAAGTACCCATTGAAGCGCGGTATCGGTGAGGCGACCAAAGAGGAGAAAGTGCCTGAACCTATCGTCGAGGTGCGCTACCGCTACGACTGGCGGCCAGAATATCGGGGGTTGAGCAAGGCAGAAGGCTACGACAAAAGTCGCAAGTTCTGCCAAGTCATGATGGACTTGAGCAGCGCACGCCTATACACACGCGACGACATCAACCAGCTAACGGCGCTCATGGGTTACAGCGTCTGGGAGCGCAGAGGCGGATGGCTGACGCTGGAAGATGGCAGGCACCGGCCAAGTTGCCGGCATATGTGGGTGCAGCAGTTGGTGATCAAAAAAGGTACACAAGTTGAAAGAATCGTCGAATGAGCAAGGCACTATTTATAAGCGAAAATACGCTGATCGAAAATTCGGTCATCAGCGAAAACGTAAGCTACACCCAGCTACGCCCTACCATTGTGAAAGTGCAAGAGATGCACATTCAGCCAGCGGTGGGATCGGCGCTTTACGCGGAACTCGTGACGCAGGTCATTGCCGGCACTTTGTCGGCGAACAACACCACGCTGATGCAGACCTACATTCAACCCGCAATCATTCAGTGGATGTACTTTGAACTTCCGATGGTGCTGGCGTTTAAGTTCATGAACAAGGGCATGGATCGGCGCAGCAGCACGGAGTCGTCGCCAATGAGCGAGCGTGAGATGACGCGCCTGATGGACAAAAGCCGCGATGATGCGGAGTGGTACACCGAGCGCATCACGCGCTACCTGCAGGAGAACCACACGCTGTTTCCGCTATTCGACAATCCTCCAGTTGCTATTGACACGATCTACCCGGCCAACAGTGCATATCAGACAGGGATGGTGCTTGGACGCAGGGGCAGGTATCGCGATCCGCTTGACTATCCGGAAAACCGACGCAACTACTTTTAATGGCGCACAGCAAGAACGTAAACAAACTAAAGCAATTCTATGAGCAGTTGGGTAACGATCAAAAACGACCTGATAGCTTTCGCGGAGTCGCACCTGCAGCTGAACGCGGTGGGTTTCGGCGATCCGCTGGCGATCGGCACGGACAACGTGATCAACCTGCGGACAACCGACAGGGATAGGGTTATCTACCCGCTTTTGTTCGTCGATGCGCAGAGCGCGTCAATGCCTATGGGTGCTACCAACCTAAGCGTCAGCGTGCTGGTGATGGACAGGGTGGCAGACCTTCGCGGTATGGATGCGACCATAAGCGGCAGCGTCGTCTACCGGTGGACTGACAACGAGGATGAGGTGTTAAGCGACACCCTGCGTATCATGCAGGACTTCGTCGCGGAGTTCACCGATGACCCTGACCGCGACTACACGATCACAGGCGCGGTGAGTGCTACGCGCTTCGTTGAGGCACGCGATGACAAGGTCGCAGGGTGGCAGGCTACGGTCGTGTTTGAGTTGCCATTCAGCCGCAACGTCTGACAAATACCGACGCGTTAAAAACACGATTACAGAATTGCATAGAATCAGGCAAAACGATATTTACACTTAAATAAAAATACAATGAATTTAGGACAACAAATGGATGCGCTGCTTGGGCGCGGAATGGCAGCCGAAGTGCTGGCAGTTGGCGCAGGCGCGGTTTCATCGGTGACAGGTCGCACCTATGACGTGTTGGTCGTCAATCAGGAGGCGAAGTTTACGACGCTCACGGATAGCAACGGAACGAATATGATGACTGCGGTGAGTGGTGGTGGCATCGGCTTATTTCCTTCTGGTCAGGCGTTCAGTCCGGGTATGATCATAGCCGCCAATAACGGTCGTAGGATCGCCGCCGTGACGCTGAACGCAGGCAGTGTGATCGGATATTCGATGCAGGGCGTAACCATCGTAAGCGCGGTCTGATGGCTTTAGGCATTGGCTACGGCTTGCCGTTTGTCGCGCAACACGGCACGAATCCTTACAAGACGCAGTGGGCAGCAGCGCTTGAAGGCGCGAAGGGCGCAGGTGCTACTGTTGAAGATGAAAACGCTGGGGCAGGCAGCTGCTTTGTGTCGCGCGGTCAAGACGTTTACACTGACGGACTGCCGTTCACGCCTTCGCTGCTGATTGTGCCGCAGTTCTACAAGGCTGGCAACCTCTATCAAGACGTGCCTCCGTTTGTCGCGGAGGATAGCACGATGCGCTTCACCGTTACGAGGGCGACGACGGCAACGAGAGTCAACAGCAGCGGGTTGATTGAATCGATAGCTTCGGGAGTGCCGCGCATCGACTGGCTGGGGCAGTCGTGCCCGGGGTTGTTGGTCGAGCCGAGTGCGACGAACTTTGCTCGTTGGGTTAATCAGATGACGGCACAAGATACACCTACGGCATCAGGTGGAATGACTATTACAACAGGAAGTACCGACTTTCTTGCTCCTGACGGAACGAGTGGTAGTATAACCAAGTATGTAGGCGGTAACGCCAGTGGTGCTTCGCAAGCTGCCTATTATGCAGGCGGAAATATTGCTGTTACTGCATCGGGTCAGCATACTTTTAGTTTATTTGTAAAACGCGGGGCAACAAACCCATTAAATTTTTGTGCTTTACAGTTCGCTTTATATACTGGCGGTAGCGGTACATCAACCTCATATTTCAACCTTGCAAGTGGAACTGCTTTGACGTCAGGCGCAAACATTCAAGATTACGGCAATGGATGGTATAGGCTTATTTCAGCACCATATACTATTGCATCAGGCGATTTGAGTGGTCAGCTTTCATTTATTATGGCAGAAGCCAATAATGACATATCTTGGCCAGCATCGGGCGCACTTAACCTCACCGCTTACACTTGGGGCGCACAAGTTGAAATAGGCAGCATAGCGACCACATACATCCCCACAACGACAGGAGCAGGAAGCCGTGCCGCGGAGAATGTCATCAGCGCATCGGGGGCGCTCGTGAGTGGGTTGATAGGCCAAACGGAGGGGACGATTTATGCGGAGGTGGATTTAAGAAACTGGATAGCAAGTGGACGTATATTAACCTGTTCAAACGGAACGAGCAATGAGCGCATTATGATACAGGTAGGTGCAAATCGCACGTTGCAGGCAATAGTGACAACGGCAAGTGCCGATGTTGTTGATATAAGCACAGCATCAGGGCAGGTTAATGGTGTTTACAAGTGTGCATTGACTTATGCGAGTGGCGACTTCGCCTTTTACGTCAACGGCACACAAATTGGCACTGATAGTAGCGGTGGAGTGCCTGCCTGCACTTCTGTTTTTTTAGGCAAGATTGGAACGAGTGCCTCAACGAATTTCCTCAACGACCGCATCCGCGCCGCTGCACTCTACACCACGCGGCTATCTAACGACCAACTCGCCGAATTAACCCGACTATAAATGCCGACCTTCCGCAAATACGCCTTCCCCAACGAAGCGACATTCACCGCGCTACCAGTGCCGCAAGGCTTCGCAGTGCCGCTCGGTGAAATAGATGGCGCTTATTGCGTCGACATCCTTTGGGATGCAGAGCCACATAGCGACTACCTGCCCTTCGAGTGCTGGCCTCCGCCTGTCGGGGTGCATACCTTCCTCGGCTGGGATGAGCAGTACGGCAAGGACTACA